GGTTTCGGTGGGTAGTGAGTCACTACCAAAATGAAGACACAAAAAAACCCCGCAGCCAAAAGGCTGCGGGGTTCGGTCTTATCGTTGGATTAAAGTAAAAGCGGCTGGACCCGAAAACGTCTCACCGTGTTCTCGCATGATAATCCGCTTCCACTCGATATATTCGATATCGATTGGGTCCAGATTTTCCCGCATATACGCGATCATGCGGTCATATTTTTCGTCTGGCCATTTGGCAATTTCGCGCATTTCCGCGTCGGACAGTACGCTTTTAACAAGCGTTTGCGTTTGCGAGATTGCCAAATCAATCATGTCTTGGTTCTGGGTATATGAAAGTTCTTTCACTCTTTTCATAGTTGTTTTCCTATAGTTGGTGGTGTGGGGGCGGCATGATCGCCGCCCCATGGTGATTAGCCTATGGCCTTCGCGCGTCGCGCGTTAATTTCTGCGGCCTTCGCGCGGCGTTTGCGAAGGCGGCTTACTTCCGCCATATCGCGGGGTTGGATATGGCGGCGAAGATAGTCGAAAAAATAGGCATACTTATCGTCAGGCCATTTTACGATCGTGTCTTTTTCCACATCAGATAGTCGGCGTTGGATGAGTGTTTGGATGAGTGTTTGCATAGTTGTTTTCCTATAGTTGGTGGTGTCGGGGCGACATGATTGCCGCCCCGTGTCGTTTAGCCTATGGCCTTGATCATTTCGCCTAGTTGGCGGATCATGACGTCCAAATCCATCGCCGACGTGAACGTGTCCGCTTTCTGGATGCGGCTTTTTGCGTCCCCTAGCAGTTCGGTCACTTTTACTTCTACGGGTTTGGTGCGCGTATCCGCGCCCATCTTTCCCTCGGCGATCAAACCATCGCGCTTTAAGCGATTGATGTAGGCCGTGCGCATCCCGCCGATTATGGAATTTGCTTTTTTCTTCCAACCGCAGCGGTTGTTTGCGCCGACGTAGGTGTTGCCTGCTGTTTGTTTTTCCATTGCCATAAGGGCGTGGACTTGCGGGGGATACTTGCTTTCGATCGCCGCTTTTAGACCGTTAAACCATTCAGGCGTTGAAGTGCTCTTATGCTTGTTTGGCCCTTGAATTGGGCTGATTAGGTGGGTTTCTGGCACGCCCGCTTCAATCAAAACATTGAGCATTTTGATTGTATCCTTATCGTTTTTTAGAACACTTGCGGTATACGCTTCTACCGCGTCGTATACTGCAGCAGTGTCGATATCCGCACATGCGGTTGTTTTAGTTGGGGTTGTCATAGTTTGCCCTTTCAAGACATTCATCATTCGGTGCATGATTGCCCGTTTGATGTCACCAGTATACGTGTATTGACGTGTTGTGTCTCGTTATCAGGCGGCTTCAATGGTAGTGAGTCACTACTTTTCGGAATATACGCTACCCCACCGCCCCCCCACCCCCCGGCATGACCACCGTGCGCGCGTCTCTATATAATACTAGTCTGCACAAATATTTTACGTTTCCCCAAAAACGAAGCCCGCCCCGCCCCACAGCACGCGTCACGGGCATCAAAAACTGACCCCCCTACCCAACTTTTTTGATACCCGTGACTACCCCACCCCCCTTCACTCAGAAACACCCCCATGCCAAGTCAGATTGAAAATACCAAAAAAATTTTGTACGCTGCACCAAACGGGGGTAGACAAATGACAATACATATTGAGCCAGAGCGTGGGGTGCCGAACCGGCCTGCGCCAGACATGAAAGACCTTGCGGTTAAGGCTTCTGCCGCTGCAAAGACGGTAGAGCACCTGCATGCCAACGGGCTAGAGGTCAAAGTCAACACTGAGGACAAAGATGCAGCCGCTGCGTTAGCTGTTTCGTACGCCGAAAACCCTCATAAAACATCAAAGGTCGCCACGCCGAAACGGATGGCGCAGCTGACACCGTCGACGCTCCTGTTGACGGACAAAATCCTGAAAGACTTTGGGCATAGTGTCGTGAAAAGCGCCACGCAGGTGCGTCACCTTGTGACAAATAAGCTCATCGAGGAGACCGAGAATCCCGATCCACGTATACGCATTCGTGCGTTAGAACTGCTGGGTAAAGTGTCGGATGTCGGGTTGTTCGCAGAGAAGTCTGAGGTAACAGTCACTCATCAGACGTCCGATGATCTGAAAGACAAACTACGCGAGAAGCTCTCCAGATTAGTTAGCCCTGCAGATAACATAGAAGACGCTGTCGTGATCGACGATGGCGCGATCGATGTAGACGAGGAGTTGGGCCTCAATGGCTAAAGACCTGTCGGGTATCGCGGAGGATATGGACTTCTCGCCAGAAGACATCCAGCATATCTTGGACAATCTGGACTCGTTCAGCCCAGAAGAGCTGACTGAGATCGACAGTATTGTGGGTGAGCTGTCCTCCAGAGCGAGTAACAAGGCGGCGCACGACGACCTCATCGAGTTTTGTAAGCGGATGCAGCCAGACTATAAAGTCGGGCGGCATCACAGAATCCTCGCAGACATGCTGATGGCCATCGAGCGGGGGCCCACAGTAGAGGACGGCAAAGACCGTGTTGTCGTGAACATCCCACCACGGCACGGCAAGTCGCAGCTGGTGTCTATATTCTACCCTGCTTGGTTTTTAGGCCGGAACCCGGACAAAAAGGTTATGATGGTCTCGCATACGACTGATCTGGCCGTGGACTTCGGACGTAAGGTACGTAACCTTATCTCTACTGCAGAATACAAGGCAATATTCCCAAAGGTCTCTCTCGCGGTAGACAGTAAGTCCGCGGGCCGGTGGAACACCAACTTTGGGGGAGAGTACTTTGCGTGCGGTATTGGTTCTGCGCTTGCGGGCCGCGGTGCTGACCTTTTACTCGTTGACGACCCCCACTCCGAACAAGACGTAATCAACGGTAATTTCTCGGTGTTCGAGAAGGCCTACGAGTGGTTTACCTTCGGTGCGCGTACACGCCTGATGCCCGGGGGCCGGGTAGCTATCGTGCAGACAAGATGGCACCAAGACGATCTTACGGGGCGCGTGACCAACGATATGGTCAAAAACGAGCTGGCCGACCAGTACGAGATCGTGGAGTTCCCTGCGATTCTGGACACCGAGGACAAAGACGGTAAACCGGTACAGAAGCCCCTGTGGCCCGAGTTCTTCGATCTGCCCGCGCTAGAGCGTACGAAAGCCTCAATGCCTGCGTTCCAGTGGAACTCGCAGTACCAACAGCAGCCGACGTCCGAAGAAGCGTCGATCGTGAAGCGGGAGTGGTGGAATATATGGTCGGATGACCGACTACCCTCTGTTGAGTACGTTATTATGTCTCTCGACGCCGCGGCAGAGAAGCACAACAGGGCCGACTACACCGCGCTGACGACTTGGGGTGTTTTCTTTCACGAGGAGTCCGGTTCGCACAACATTATTCTGCTGGACAGCATAAAAGAGCGACTGGAGTTCCCTGAACTCAAAGGGTTGGCTATGAAAGAGTACACTCACTGGGAACCAGACGCATTTATCGTGGAGAAGAAGAGTTCCGGGGTAGCGCTCTACCAAGAAATGCGGCGAATGGGGCTCCCGGTAACCGAGTACACCCCACACAGAGGCACGGGTGACAAGCTCGCGCGTCTGAACTCCGTGTCAGACATCATATCCTCGGGTCTAGTTTGGGTACCGGCGACACGCTGGGCTGATGAATTGGTAGAAGAAGTAGCTGGGTTCCCGTTTATGTCGAACGACGACCTCGTTGACAGCACCGTGATGGCTCTGCTCCGGTTCCGTCAGGGCGGATTTATCCGTCTACCTACAGATATGGAGGACGGTGACTCTTATTTGCACCGTCGGGCAGCGTACTATTGATGCGGATGACATACGTGTGCATGTATAGTATACGCTCTGTAGGACGTTCGGTAGCGTCCGTGGGGGCACGCGGAAAGACCCTCCCACTTGAAGTGTGCCCCCACACTGCGGTGGTGGGCTTCTACCTTAGCACTATTCCTGCTATAGTGCGCTTAAAAACGTATGGTGAGGCATATTATGGCAATTGAGAAGTCTATGGAACCCAGCGACATCCTCCTAGAGTCCGAGGATATCATGGAGCCCAGCCTCTCCATTATAGTGGATGAGCCGGAAGCGATCGAAGTCGTTATGGACGACGGGTCCGTTGTCATCGACTTCGGCAATAACCCCCTTGTCGAAGAAGAAGAAATCGCTCACGACGCCAACCTCGCCGAACATATTGACGCTGACGAGCTAGACAGCCTAGCCTCTGAGTTAGTCGACCACTTTCAATCTGACCGTGAGTCTCGTGGGGAGTGGGCCAGCGCTTATATTAAGGGCATGGACCTGCTTGGCATGAAGGTTGAAGAGCGCACAGAGCCATGGAACGGTGCGTCTGGGGTGTATCACCCCATGATGACCGAGGCAGTAATCAAGTTTCAGGCACAGGCTATGGGAGAGCTCCTGCCAGCGTCAGGACCGGCCCGTACTAAGATTATGGGCAAGCTGACTACCGAGAAATACGAGCAGAGCCAACGCGTAGAAACTGAGTTAAACTACCTGATTACGGAGAAAATGCCCGACTATCGCGACGAGATGGAGCAGATGCTCTTCAAACTCCCGATGGCTGGCTCTGCATTCAAGAAAATCTACTTCGACCCTATTTTAGAGCGTCCTGTGTCGCAATTTGTGCCCGCAGAAGACCTCGTAGTGTCGTACGGAGCGTCTAATCTGCGCACCGCGCCCCGGTTTACTCATGTAATGAAGAAGACGCCGGAAGAAATCCTGAAATTGCAGGTAAACGGCTTCTACGTTGACGTTGAGCTCCCCGCAGCCACAAAAGATATCACAGACATCGAGGAGAAGTACAACGAGCTGGAAGGCTCCGAGCCTACGTTCTCTGACGATCCGCGGCACACTGTTCTAGAGATGCACGTAGATTTAGACTTGCCTGAGCCCTTTGGCGATATGGACGGTGTCGCGCTGCCCTACGTGGTGACTATCGATAAGTCTTCTACTACTATATTGGCTATTCGTCGAAATTGGTACGAGGACGACACAAAACGTGAAAAACGTATGCACGTCGTGCACTATCCTTACTTGCCGGGGATGGGTTTCTACGGCACGGGGCTAATCCATACGCTAGGTGGCCTGACTAAATCTGCCACCTCTATCATGCGCCAACTCATTGACGCCGGCACCCTGTCCAACCTCCCAGCGGGCTTTAAAGCCCGAGGCATGCGGATTACCGGCGATAATACCCCAATTATGCCGGGCGAGTTTCGGGACGTGGACGTGCCAGCGGGCGCGATTAAAGAAAACATTGTGCCCTTGCCGTACAAAGAGCCGTCGAGCGTGCTCTACAGCCTCTTAGGGAACGTCGTAGAGGAGGGCCGTCGCATTGGCGCAGTGGGTGACATCCAAGTGGGTGACATCAACGCTCAGGCTCCTGTAGGGACGACTCTGGCGCTCATGGAGCGGTCTATGCAGGTTATGTCGGGTATCCAAGCCCGTCTACACGCCGCGATGAAGCAAGAGCTCCGTATTTTAGCCCGCATCGTACACGACTACATGCCCGCCGAGTACGCCTACGAGATGGACGAACCAGCGAATCGGGTTTCTGATTTTGATGGTCGTGTGGACGTTATTCCTGTTTCTGATCCTAACGCAGCTACAATGGCCCAGCGGATCATGCAGTATCAAGCGGCACTACAGTTGGCGCAACAAGCACCGCAAATGTATGACATGGGCAAGCTGCACCGCCAAATGCTTGAGGTTTTGGGTATTCAGGATGCCGAAGACATCATAAAACTGCCGGGGGATATCAAACCCGCAGACCCGGTGACTGAGAACATGTCGATCTTGCAGCAAGAGCCAGTAAAAGCCTTTGCGTATCAAGACCACGAGGCACACATACAGACGCATATGATGGCGATGAACGACCCTAAAATACAACAAGCTGTAGGCCAGTCGCCATTTGCGAGCGCAATTCAGTCCGCGATGATGTCCCACATTACCGAGCACGTTGCGTTGCAGTATCGTGTAGAGATTCAGAAACAGCTTGGCGTAGAGCTGCCAGACCCAGAAGCGCCGTTGCCGGAAGATATTGAGGTGCAGGTATCGCGTCTCGCCGTGCAGGCCGCGGATAAGCTGTTCCAAAAGAATCAGGCCGAAGCAGCCGCAGAGCAAGCAGCCGCACAACAGGCTGACCCGCTCACACAGATTCAACAGCGCGAGTTAATGATTAAAGAAAAAGAGCTGGCGCATAAGATCGAGATGGACAAGCTAAAGGCCGAAATCGACGCGGCTGCTAAGATCGAGAACGCCCGCTTACAGCAGGCACGTATTGACTCTGAAGAAGAGAAAGAAGCAGCACGTATCGGCGTTAAAGTAGCTGAACTACAAACTGACCAGCAAGAATCGGCTGTCCGGTTGGCTATGGACATCGCACAGAAGGACGATCGTAGTGAGTGACAATATCTTCCATACTATGCTGAAGCGACTTGATGAGAGCCGCACCGCTATCGCGGAACATCTTGCCGAAGGCTGCGCAAAGGACCAAGAAACGTACTGGAGGCTCGTAGGAAAATATGAGGCTCTGGGCAGTATTCGCAACGATGTTAAAGACATTGAGCAGAGATATGTTGATGATTAACGATTGTGTATGTAAATACACTGTATAACGCGAAATACTTCGCGCAAATGGCACTGTGAGCCTTTAATCACTGCAGGAGACTAAAATGTACGCTACCGATAAAGTCGATGACGAGCAGTTGTTGGCGAGATTGCCAGACCCAAAAGGTTACAAGCTCTTAATCGCAATCCCAGAACTCGAAGGTAAAACAGAGGGTGGCGTTTATATGCCAGATTCTCTGACTCAGATGGAAGAAGCGGCTTCCATCATTGGGTACGTTGTCAGTGCAGGCAAGGAAGCCTATTCTGACACGGAACGGTTCCCTAACGGCGCGTGGTGCGCGGCGGGTGATTTTATCATCTTCCGTTCGTACTCAGGCACGCGGTTCAAGGTGGCCGGGAAAGAGTTCCGTATCATTAACGACGACACAGTAGAAGCTGTAGTCGAAGACCCACGGGGGTATACACGCGCATGAATCTGGAAAAAGAACAAGCAAACGTCGAGGGCGTCGAAGAAGAGGTAGTTGAAGTCGAAATTGTGGCTGACGACCTTGAAGTAGAGATCGCCGACGATACTCCCGAAGAAGACAGAGGGCGTCCTCGTCGCGCACCTGACGCTGAAGCAGATATCCCAGAAGACGATGAGCTCGAAAAACACAGTGATTCGGTGCAGAAACGCATAAAAAAACTGAAGTTTGAGTTTCACGAAGAACGTCGTCGGAAAGAAGAAGCAGAGCGGGAGCGCGAAGCTGCTATTTCGTACGCTGAAAACCAGAAAAAAGAGGCTGAGCGACTCCGCAAAAACCTCGATGATGGGACCGGCGTTCTGGTAAACGAGGCCAAAGCCCGTGTGGCGTCTGAAATGAGCAACGCAAAACGCGCATACAAGGAAGCCTATGAAGCGGGCGATCCTGACGCAGTGCTCGAAGCGCAGATGGCGTTGTCAAAGCTGCAGTTTGAGGCGGATCGGGTAGAGAATTGGAAACCCGCGCCGCAACCCGCTGCGCCGCAACCCGCTGCGCCCGCCGCCCAACAACGCCCCGCGGTCCCTACGCCACACCGCAAGGCGCAAGAATGGGTCGCGAACAACGAGTGGTTTGACAAAGACAAGGGCATGAAGCGCTACGCTTTGCTCATACACGAAGAACTACTCGAGTCTGGCGTTGATTCTACGTCAGATGTGTATTACGATAAGATAGACGAGGCTATGAGGTCTCGTTACCCAGATCGCTTTACGGACGTGGAACCCGAGGTTCGACAGCCACAACGTAAGGCTGGCTCCGTGGTGGCCCCGGGTGGTAGAAATACCGCCGCACCGCGCAACAAAGTTGTCGTTACCTCATCGGAGGCCGCAATCGCCAAGCGCCTCGGATTAACTATCAAAGAATACGCGGCGCAAAAGCTGAAGGATATGCAAAATGGCTGATCGTAAACCGCGCACAACGGAAACCCGTGAAGCGGGGGAACGCCGTAAACCATGGAAGCGGGCGTCTATGCTACCTACCCCCGAACCACGAGCCGGACTCTCGTTTCGTTGGATTCGCACGTCTACATTGGGTAGTTCAGATATGACAAACGTTTCGGGTCGTTTCCGTGATGGCTATGTGCCTGTAAAGGCAGAAGACTATCCTGAGCTACACATCATGTCAGATATTGACTCCCGTTTTAAGGACAATATCGAAGTTGGTGGGTTGTTGCTTTGCGCTATCCCGACCGAAAAACGAGACGATCGCATCTATGGTCAGCTTGAGTCTGCACGGAATCAGGCCGAATCTGTCGATAGAAACTATTTGCGTGAGTCTGATCCGCGTATGCCCATGCTCCGACCGGAGCGTAGCTCGCGCTAATCGTCTGGTAAGGAGCACTTCCGCTCTTTACTGATATAGTAATGAATCTGGAGGAAGAGCAAAATGGCTACTACAGCTGCTCCCTACGGCCTAAAGCCGGTGAAACGCGCTGATGGTATGGCTTATGCTGGGGCTATGTCTCAGTACCTGATTGACCCTGCTGGGGAGGCAACAAACCTCTTCAACGGTCAAGTCGTTCATATCGGCGCGGATGGCTACATCGCACTCTCAACTGCAACGGGCGCTGATGGCACGACCAACGCATTCCCAACAGGCACAACCCTTACTGGTTCGCTTGGTGTGTTTATGGGTGTCGAGTACGTTGACGCAACTTCTGGTCAGTTGACCTTCTCGCAGTACTACCCATCTGCTACTGTCGCTGCGTCTGGTACAGCCATTAAAGCGTTCGTCGTTGACGATCCAAATGTACTGTTTCAAGTGCAGGCAGACGGCGCTATGGACCAATCTGACATCGGGGCAAACACTTTCTTTGCCGCTGCTCAGTCTACGTCCACTGGCAACACCAAGACTGGTAACTCTACAAGCGCTGTTGACGCGACTACAGTTACTACCACCGCCGCCTTCCGTATCGTGGCCGCTGCCTCACCAATCGGTGATGCGTTCCCCGATCTTTTGGTTAAAATTAACCCCGGCTACAGCAGCATGACTAACGCTGTTGGCCTGTAAGGAGGCATAAAATATGGCTATTTCACGCGCACAGGCGCTTAAAGAACTACTTCCCGGCCTCAATGCCCTTTTTGGTCTTGAGTACGACAAGTACGAAAACGAGCACGAAGACATCTACGAGACAGAAAGTTCAGAGCGTAGCTTTGAAGAGGAAGTCAAACTGTCTGGTTTCGGTGCAGCACCAACAAAAGCTGAAGGTTCTTCTATTGAGTACGACAATGCTCAAGAGGCGTTCACAGCTCGCTACACACACGAGACTATCGCTATGGGTTTCGCTATCACTGAAGAAGCGATGGAAGACAACCTGTACGATTCGTTGTCCTCGCGTTACACAAAAGCCTTGGCTCGCGCCATGGCGTACACCAAGCAAGTTAAAGCTGCTTCACTGCTCAACACGGGCTTTGACACCTTTAAGTCTGGTGATGATGTGACGTTGTTCAGCACTGCTCACCCAACAGTGGGTGGCGGTACTAACGCTAACCGTCCGTCGACTGATGCTGACCTCAACGAGACTTCTCTCGAGCAAGCAATCATCGACATTGCGGCGTACACAGACGAGCGCGGTCTTCTTATCGCCGCCCGCGCCCGTAAACTTATCATCCCCCCTGCCCTTCAGTTCGTAGCGACTCGCTTGCTACAGACAGATATGCGCGTGGGTACGGCTGATAACGACATCAACGCCCTGAAGACCAACGGCGCGATTCCTGAAGGTTACGGTGTAAACCACTACCTGACGGACTCCGACGCGTTCTTCATTACCACAGACATTCCTAACGGCATGAAGCATTTCGTCCGTTCCGCAATGGCTACTGGTATGGACGGCGACTTCGACACTGGCAACGTGCGCTATAAAGCGCGTGAGCGTTACAGCTTCGGTGTTTCTGACCCACTGGGCATCTACGGTTCACAGGGCGCGTAAGCTCCTAGAACTTAAACCACTTTCTGGTTTAGAAGGCTCCGCTTCGGCGGGGCTTTCTTTCTGTGTGTACTCGTTGTATAGTTAGTCAACGGGTACAACGTTAGCTTTGTAGACAGGTATATACCCGCCTGACGTTGCATAGACTACAGAGCGAATCCTTATGCAAAAGGTGCTAAAATGGCTTCCACTACTTTCTCAGGCCCGGTGACCTCGACCGCTGGTTTTGTTGGCGATATTAAGGTTCCGACATA